TAACTGGATAATAGATGCAATTAAGGAAACACTTAACCTTAGTTGGACTCTTGTTGGTTTAGTTATTGCTACTCTTACATTGACAGGTTCAGCACAACAAGTAACAGGTCTTGCTACTATAATAACATTAGTAATATGGTTAATAACTTTAGGATGGAGAAAGTAATATGGCACATGAAGCTAGAAGAGCAGCATTAATTAAAAAACATAATTTAAAAGGTGTAAATAAACCCAAACGTACACCAGGACATGCAACTAAATCACATATGGTGTTAGCACAAGAAGGCCATCAACTTAAACTTATAAGATTTGGTCAACAAGGTGTATCTGGTGCAGGTAAAAACCCTAAATCAGCTAAAGAAAAAGCTAGGAAAAGTTCTTTTAAAGCTAGACATGCTTCTAATATTAAAAAAGGTAAGATGTCTGCAGCATATTGGGCAGATAAGGTTAAGTGGTAATGAGTAAAAAAGTTACATGGCAGTGGGGAGGTAAAACTTATAGTGGTACTTTCATTAGAGAAACTAAAACACATATTTTTGCTAGAACTAAAAATGGAAAAATTAAACGAATCGTCAAAAAGAAGAAGAAATAATGCCTTTACCTGGTGCGTATGTTAACAGAAGTAATACACCTGGTGAGTATTGTAGTAATTGCAAACATTATTCTAATAACCATTGCATTGCATTCAAAGAACAAGTAGCTGCATATGGTTGGTGTAAAATATGGGAAAAAGTAGGTAATGAAATACGAAGTTCTTAGAGTTAGTAGTGGTAAAGATGCTACATCAGGATTGCTATTTGAAGTAGACAATAACAAACGTACATTTCTAGCCTACACATTAGAAGATGAACAACGTGATGTAAAAGTTTGGGGTGAAACACGTATCCCTGCTGGTACATACAAGCTTAAACTACGTGAAGAAGGTGGATTTCATAACAGATACCTTAGTAAATACGGTACACCTTTCCATAAAGGTATGATATGGGTACAAGATGTACCAGGATTTGAGTGGATTTTATGGCATACGGGGAATACGGACGAGCATACAGCTGGTTGTTTGATACTTGGTAACACACAAACTAACAATCGTATAGCTAAAGATGGGTTTGTTGGGTCAAGTGTAGACGCATACAAGTTTGTTTATCCGCGTGTTGCAGCTGCAATAGAATCAGGACTTGATGTAGAAGTAACTTATGTAGATTATGATGGAGATGTTAAAAAAATATCTAATAAAGCCACTGATGATGTCATACTTACAAGTACAGTAATGGACAAACTACAAGAGATAAGTGGAGAAATTCAAGTAATGTCTGCTAAACTTAGTGGAAGAAAGATAGATTAATGGCAAAAAAAGATAAATATATACCAGGTACACCTCCAGGTTCACAAGGACCTAAATTTGAAAACTTTGATACAGCTTATGAAGTAGACCAAATACAAAAGATGGCTACAGAATCTGATAAAGCTGCATTAGTAGATATTGATAAACAATTAGCTGCAGCAGATAAAGAACTTAGAAGAATTAAAAGTCGTGTTGCACCTGCACAAGGAAGTACACAAACAGGTGTTGCTAAAGCTGCACAATATGAAAGTAAAGTTATTGAAACTCGTAGATTTCTTGAAAGCGAAAGAGAAGCTATTACAAAAATTTTAGAAGAAAAAAAAGCAAATCTTCCTCAGTCATATTCAAGTGCAGCAGAAGAAAAAAATGTTATTAAAAAAACTATACAAGGTCCACCACAAATATTTACAGCTACTAATGTAGAACCTCCTAAGTATACCGCTATTGTAGACCCTAAAGGTGCAGCTATTATGGGAACAGAACCTGCTCCTGCAAAAGAATTACCTAACCCTAAAGCTACACCAGTTGAAAAAATTTACATAAAAGATAAAGTTATGCAATATCCAGAGATGAATATAGGTATAACAACAGATTCTAAAGGTAATCGTGTTCCTATGAAAGGTACTGGTCCTGCTAGAGAATATGTTTCAGAACGTATGCCTATGTCAGACAAAGAAGTTATACAAAAATATGAAAAAATGGGTGCTGATTATCAAGCTAAATTAGCACAAGAAGCTATAACTCACGAAAAATTAGAGTTTGATTTTGAAAAAGGTGAAGCTCGTCTTGTAGGTAATGATGACTTTATTAGAGTTGAAGGTCAAGAAATGTTTGCAAGAACGTCTGGTAGAAAAAATCAAGTAGTTGTTCCTGCAGTTAAAGCTAACGAAGCTATAGACCGTAGAAATAATGTTAAAAAAGATGTTAATACTGCTATGACATGGGAAGATGTACAAAGAGAAAAAGCACAGAGAGCTAAATCACCTTCACAACAAAAGTTTATTGGAGATAAAAGCGGTATTGTTCCTAATGAGAATGCACGTACTTATGGTGTATCAGATGAAGCAAAACGTAATATGGACTTTAAAATTTCTAGTGCTGCTAAAGCTGCGGCTGCTTCTAAGGTTGCACAAGCACTTAAAAAATCTAAAGGTCTTGGTATGTTAAACGTACCTATTATGACTAAAGGTTCAGCAGATAAAATATTTAAAGATTTTTTTGGTAAACAGGACTATAGTAGTTAGTGTTTATTAAAGATAAAAGAAAACGTAACCAGGATGGTACATTTAAAAAAGATGTAGCGTGGACACCTTGGTCTGAATCATGGAGTTATAAGATGAGCCAAGAATACAAAGATGTATTAAGTAAAACTGTCTGGACATTTGTAGAAGCATTTATATCTGCGCTAACTGTTGCACCATTAGTAGGTGTTGACGCTAACGCTGTACAATTAGCTGCTTTATCTGGTGGAGCTGCTGCATTAGTAGTAGTTAAAGAGTTTGCTAAAAAACAAATTGGACCTAAAGCAAAACCAGCGAGTAAGTAATATGCCTGGAAATATTAAACGTATAGAAGGTGCAGGTAAGTATGGTGGTTATTATGGTGATAACATGTCATTAAATCAAACAGAAAAAGTTACTCGTGGTATGAGTGGTGGTCGTATAGGAGCTAAAGCAATTACTTTTGAAGGTTGGAAAGACCATTTAGATGAACCATTACCTACAGGTGATTACAGAATAGCAACAGGTACTATTAAACCAACTGATATAAAAACTTGGGAAGATAGAAATACTGATAACATTGGTAGCAAATTAAACGGTCCTAAGAACATAAAAAGTAATCTTAAAAAACAATCTGATTATAAATATAAAAAAGCTACAAAAAAATCTAATGGATAAAAGTTATGGTGTTGGTGCAGGACACAAAGGTCTTGGACGTAATGAACTAAACAAACGTATGAAACAACATACTGCTCTTAGAGATAAAGCTATTAATAAAAGCAGTAAGGCATATGATGATGCTAAACAAATGGGTAAACTTATAGGTTCATTTGGTAGTGAAGCAGGCTTTCCTACTAAAGATGCTAAACAATATCAACAACGTAAAGTTAAAACAAGTAACGCTCAATATAAGTTAGCTAAGAAATATAACACTGGATTAAAGAAACTTTACTTCGACAAGTAACGTCCGTAGTTTAGTCCACATACTTTCTTTTTAAAAAACCCTGTAATAAATCTCTATAAGCAACTGAGGAACCCTTCTGTTGTCGTCCATCGTATACATCGTGATGCCATTTACATAACATAGCTACATTATCCATACTAAATTTACGTTTCTTGTTACCGCCCATTCCTATACCATGTATATGTGCTAGCTCTAACCATTTGTTATCGTTACAATTAGCCCACTCACAGCGTCCTCCTGCCCTTTCTAGAGCAGCTTCCCTCATATCTGATAAGTTATCCATCAATACTATACATACTATATTTAAGTGTGATTTCTTCATTAGCTTTAATAGGTCGCAATGGAAATAAATGATTGACATATGTACCATGCAAACGTTTAACTTCACAATTAGGATTGTCGCTATGGTTAATAAACCCACCTAATGGTGTACGTATTACCTGTCCTTTGTCATCTATAAAAACATGCGTTACACCTATACTTGTTTCTAAATCACGTATAGCCCTGATAGTAAACAGACCTAATCCTTCTATCTTACTTGGTTGTATTGTAAGGTATTTAGGTAATGGTCTATATGTAGGTGCGTTATCCATATACAGTGAAGTACTTACCTGAAGGTAGGTCCCATGTCTTCATTACATCTTGCCATCTAAACTTGTCTATCTCTGATGAACCCTCATATATTGTATTAGATATCATCATAAAGAGTTGTGTACTACACTTACCTTTTACTTTTCCTATGCCTGCATCAGCCATACCGAACAGTTTATCTATATAACGTAATGTATTTAATGTAACTTCTCCTAAATCTTTAGCTGTCTTAGGTCGCATAGCATGGTCTAAGTCTTTAAGGTTCTCACCTCTTGCTAGTGTTACTCTCCTAGGGCATAGCTTAGACTTACGTATAGTCTCTATGTCATGTGTTAAAGATACTTTCATGTCAAGTGTTTCTTTATCTATATAGTACTGCGCCCATATAGCATTACCTTTATCTGTTAGACCTAGCAACCTTCTGCCACCGAACTCTGTTGCTTGTGCTGCTAAACTTTCTTTAAGCTTTGTCCAAGCTCTAAACTTTTCTTTAGCTGTCATATCTACTGCATCTTGTCTAGCTTCTTTAGATGCAAATGCTTTAAATGTATTCCCCATAGTTATTCCTCCTCTAATTGTGTTAAGTGATGATTGTAATCTTTTACAAATTTTTCCATCAAGTACCTTAAAGCTATTGTGTCTGGTGCTACATTAAACGTATCACTACCACATGCTTTACTAAATCTTTGCGCCCATATTTTCATATAACGCGGATGATTAAATATATTTATATTTTCTATATCTATTTTTTGTTTCTCACTCATCTATATCATTCATTTCTACTTCCAATCTTTCAATACAATTATTACAATAAGACACTAAATCAAATGTGGTTGTATAACTTATGCCACACAAGTCACAAGTAAGATTCAATATATTATTTATCTGTCTACGAAATTCTTTATGTGTATTACGCCAAGTCATCTATGTCACCATAATTCTTTTGGCAGTAATCGCAGTAAGCAACGTAATTAACTTTGCATACTGTTAGTATTGCTCCACAACATTTCATTATCAGTTCCTTTCCAACAATGTTTACTACTATTCCAATGATGCCAGCCGTCATTGTAGACTAGCCAAGCTGCGTATCTTGTAGCAACTTCTGGATTTGTTCGTTCTCCTATTATACCAAGCTTAGATTTTAACCAAGTCCAAGTGTTGTCATTAAATTGCCAGAGTCCAACATCCTTTGTCCCGTTAGAGTTATTCCCTATCACTGTAGGTCTACCACTACTTTCGCAATGTATAATCCCTAAAGCACGCAGGATGTCTTTCTCCTTAAAATAACTTTGTATCGTGGGCAACCACTCTTCCACATTGTACACCATATACTTTGTTTCTTGGCACTCACGATACTCAGTTAAGCTGTCAGGTGTTAGCATTATGGGAAACAAACATCCGACTAACAATTCTATCATTAGCTAATGGTAGTTCTCGTAGGTACTTTAGTGCAGTAATAACTGACAAGTCCCTTAGTCTTAGTTTTAAGCGTAGTTATTTCATAACCTTCTGCTCTTAAGTTAAAGAGTATCCCACCAAATCTATGACAGTATAACTCTCTTACAAACTCCCAGTTAGTTATAGGGTCAGAGTCCATAAACTCTTCTAATGCCCATGCTACTAACTGAGTTTTACTTTTTACATATGCGGGTACAAGTACCCCTCTAAATGTACTAGGTATCATTATATTTCCTTTCCTTAGAATGCTGTTGGTAAGTCATCGCCAGCATTGTTGGGTGCTGTCTTGACTTCCCCATCTAAGTTCCACTCTTTTGGTATGTCTGAGTTATCAAGCCACCAAGACTTACGCCACTTACCACTATGTCCTCCGCATATTACAGGGTCATTAGTACTGCAGGTAAAGTCTGGACTTTTCTCTGACTTTTTACTATTACGATTATCGTATACCATTTGTTTACAGAAAGGACATGTAAGGTCATCTCTGTATTTGTTTTGTTGTTCCATTTTGTTAACAACTCCTCCTAGCATGTCACCAGCTGGTTGTACACCTGGCTCTTTACTTTCTATTTCTATGCCAACAGACTCTAACTTC